TGTGTTACAAGTAGCGATTCACTATCTACATGAATCACTTGAGCGTGGTCATATAGCCATTCAAGCGCATCATCGTCATCTGCAGGGCAGTTTGAATATGCGGCTCGCACTTCCTGCATGTTGCTGTATTTGTTCCATTCACATCTAATGGCGACCACATCTAAATCTATTGGCTCGCCCCAATCTTCTTCAAGTTGCTCATAGTACTCAGCTAGTGCAAACGCTTCATCACGTGTCCAGTTTGCGAACTCATCTGCTAGTAGTATGTTTGCTACTTCATATGTTGATAATTCTACTTTCATTTTGTATTGCCTCGTTGTGTTGTTTAGTTAATTTAGGCTATTTCTTGCCGTTCTTCAGCCTATGGGTAACACCCTAGACGAATACTGCTCATTTCTCAACTATCTCTGATGGGGTATATTGCAAATTAATTTTATGCGGTGTGAAATGGCCTATATATAAGGAGTCACTAAATAGCATGGTAAGCGGCATGGCAATCCTCAAAAATAGGCACGGTATATTCACTGGTAAATTGTTCATTTAGGCAACCTCACCAACTCTCACCCTTTCACTTTCTGAACCATTTTCTTGCACAATTTAATGGTTAATTTCCGGGACTAGTTGCCCCGAAGGGGGAGGGGGAGGGGGGAGTAGGCTTGTGTAACTTTAAAGTACCCTCCCAAATACAAAAAAGTGGGTTTTAGGGGAAATTTAAGGGGCAAACTGTCTAAAAAGTGGTAAAAAACTACTAAAAAGTGTTTAAGTAAAGAATTGGTTAATTTAATATACTAATCAATATCTTACCGTAAAGAGGAACGAAGAATAATTAGGCCGAAAACGGACAGATTGATGCGAAGCATAAGATTACTAGCCTCTTACCAACACAACTGCATAAACGGTCAGTGATATAGATGTTGGTATGTTGTTCGTATGATACAATGTGTTGTATTTGTACAACAATAAGTATTAGTTCTTGACATAGCCGAAAATATATGCTATAATATATAGTATATTAAATCTCTTACTTACTTAACTAGGTCTATCACCATTTACCGTTTATGAATCCACCTAGAAAAACTCCTTTTTTCGGCCAACATAAAATGATTTACAATAAGAAGAAAGATAATTATAAAGGGGAAAGCTATGCCCTTAAGAAATGTAGGTATAAAAAGAAAGAAAATTTAGGTAATGATTAATGGCTGTAAAAAAGAAAGCTAAGTCTAAAGTCAATCAGGCTGGTAATTATACTAAGCCCACTATGCGTAAGAACCTGTTCAATAAAATCAAAGCAGGTACTAAGGGTGGTAATGCTGGTCAATGGTCTGCTCGTAAAGCCCAGATGTTAGCCAAAGAGTACAAGGCTAAGGGTGGAGGCTACAAGTAATGGCATTAAAGAAATCACAGAAGTCCCTGAAGAAGTGGACTAAGCAGGACTGGGGTACTAAGTCAGGCAAAGCATCAGCTAAGACTGGTGAACGTTATTTACCGAAGAAAGCCAGAGAGGCTTTATCGGCTAAAGAGTATGCAGCTACCACTCGTAAAAAACGAGAGGATACTAAAAAAGGGAAACAGGTTAGTAAACAACCTAAGAAGATAGCAAATAAAACTCGACAATACAGGAAGAAATAATATGCCAATGGGTAAAGGTACATACGGTTCTAAGGTGGGTCGTCCACCAAAAATGAAGTCCAACAAGAAAGCTATGCCAGCGAAAGCAAAGGCCAAGCCTAAGAAGAAATGAAGATTGCAATAGTAGTGGTCTTAATACTAAACCTTAACGGTGAGGTAATACACAAGACTACTATTGAGCAAGAGTGTCCTGACGTAGCGGCTATTGCCAATGAACTTGAGGACATGAAGAAGAAGGAAATGATAAAAGACTACGGTGCAGTATGCCTGCCCGCAGAGTTCAATTACGTTGAAGGGATACCATTATGAAGAAATTACTGATTAACTTACGTTACTTGTTAGCACCCACCTCGATTAGTCTGGCACTCTATGGAGTAGTACAGGGAGGTGTATTGTCTTGGCTGGGTGTCTTTATGCTAGGTGTAGCCATTATTGTGGATACACTCGTGAAGAAGCAAACAGTAGGTGCAGGTTTTGACGAGAACGGAGAAACTAACGGCGTGGCATGGTTCCAGAACCTAACCATGTACGTGATGCTACCACTGTTTATCTGTCTACAAATTGCACTGGCCTTTCAGGTTAGTGGGTTTATGGCAGGCGCAACATCACTAACTGAGTTAATTGGTGCTACCCTCTCCACTGGTATCTTCCTCGGTATCGGTATTATCTACGGTCACGAGCTGGCACATACCAAAGGCTTCTCCTTTGTTATCGCTAGAATGATGATGGCTTTGAGTGGCAAGGCACACTTCTGCTACGCACATGTCTACAACCACCACTTAGAGTTGGGGCATGAAGATGACCCAGCAACATCACCTCGTGGACGTACCCTATATAAGCACTACCCACTATCAGGATTAGGACAATCTAAGTTCCTATTCATGATGGAGAAGCAACGCTTAGAGCGTCTGGATAAGTCCTTCCTATCGTTTGACAATCGTTGGATTCGTGGTTACCTAATGTCCCTGCCAACAGTATTGTTATTCTGGGCAGTAGGTGGTTGGGTAGGTATGGCTGTATTAGCCGTCATGTGGCTAGTCAGTAACTTTGAATTAGAAACATTAAACTACTTAGAGCATTATGGTCTTTACAGAGAAAAGGGTCAGCCTATTGATTACCGCCATTCTTGGGATAACGCTACTGCTTTCTCAAGCTGGTTCTTTATCGAGATTGGCCGTCAAGGAGACCATCACGACAGAGGCGAGACACACTTCTGGGAATTAGATGAAGTGGGTTCACCAAACACAGGTCACGGTTACTTCCAACTGTTTGCCTTAGCTTTAGTCCCACCAGTATTCTTTCAAATGATTAACGAATACTTGACTATCTGGGACAAAGAGATGGCATCAGAAGGTGAATTAAAAATTGCGGAGAAAATTAAATAATGGCATTTCCAGTTCTTGGTATAGCGGCACTAGCCCGTTACATTGCACAGAAAGGCGTACAGCAGGCTATTAAAAAATACGGTAAAAGAGCAGTAGACAAAGCTCAACAAAGTATAGCCAAGCAAACAAACCCATCTAAAGTCAAAACTGCTAAAGGTAAGTCGGGTAAGGGGACTGGACGAGAACCGGGGCCTATTCGCACAAATAAGCAGGGTAAAGAGTATGCAGTTATGGGTAGAGAACCATTGCAAGCTACAAAAAATGTAGCTCGTAATAAAGGTGCTGCGGTTGGGGCTGCTGCATCTGGTGTGGCTGCTGGTACTATTATTAATAAAAAGAATAAGCAGATAGATAAACAAAAAGAAAAAGTAAAAAATTTAAAAAGAGAACTAGCTGAGTTAAGAAAAGATAAGAAAGCTATACCTAGTGGTGATATAGGTAGGACTGTAATAGATAGTGCTATCGACAGAAAATTAAGAATGTTAGAAAGGTATAAATGATTAAAGATACCTTAACAACAGTAGTTACTTTTGTATTAGTAACTTACGGAACAGTTTATATTTTAGGATTTTTATAGTGAAGAAATGTATGAATAGTAACGGTGACTGGTGCTTTTTTGTATTGGTCGCTGGTTTTTGTGTAGGTGTATTTGCAGCAGTACTAGCTGTAGCAACATAAAGGCGAATAGTATGCACTCAGTAGTCTACGTTAAGTGGAATGATGCTTGCGAAGCGGACGATATGCAGGACGCTGAAATGGATAACTGTATACAGGAAGCAGCAGGCTTCTTCGTTAAAAGAACTGACAACAATTACTACATAGCACGAGATTACAATACTCTGGACGAGGAGTACTTAAAGATTCTTCGTATACCAGAGCAATACATTATTGACTTTATAGTTATGAAAAAATGATACAGATGTTATTAGCACCAATAGCGGAAGTAGCTAAGACTTGGATAGGCGGTAAAGTAGCTGTCAGTAAAGCTAAGTCTGAAGCCAAGCTAGAAACTACTAAGGCTAAAGCTGAAGTAATGAAGAAGGTTGCAGCAGGTGAGCTGGACTGGAACCAGACAATGGCTGAGGCTAGTAATAAATCTTGGAAGGACGAGTGGCTTACTATATTAGTTAGCATACCACTTATCCTAGCATTTACAGGACACCATGACATTGTTATGCGTGGTTTTACGGCATTAGAAGCTATGCCTGACTTCTACAAGACAGCAGTAGGTGTGGTATTCGCTGCATCATTCGGTATTCAATCAATTAAGAATATGATGAAAAAATAATGGCAGAGATAAAAGTAGAAAAACCTTTAGAAAAACCGGAATGGGAAGATAGAATTAATAACCCAGAAAAATATCCGTTTATTCAAAATAAAGATGGCAGCATATCAACACATGAAATGGCTGCTGAAACAGATGGACAGGGTAACTGGTACGTTTTCCCTACAATTATTCAGGAAACAGGCGGTGGTTTAAAAAGGTTTGAAGACCCACAAAATGCACTGTCCTATGCGTTAAGAACAGGAAACTATAAACCATTTACTACTAAAGAAGATGCTTTATCTTATTCTGCTGGTGGATACAAAACAGATAAATTTAAAGACTACTATAATAGATTAATGAGTAAATAAATGACTGACAAAACTGAGACGGTTCCCAAGAAACGTAGGGGTAGACCGCCGAAGAAGGATATAGCAGCAAAGAAGCAGGGTAATCGTAAAGCAGTAGGCAGACCTAAAGGTGATGCTGATGCTATCCGTGAATACAAAGCTCGCTTACTTGCATCTCCTAAGTCTCGCAAGGTTATGGATAGTATCCTTAATGCTGCATTAGACGATGAACACAAGAACCAAGCAGCAGCATGGAAACTAGTAATGGATAGGCTCATGCCTTTGTCTTACTTCGATGAAGCTAAGAACACAGGTGGTAAGGCCGCAGTAAACATTACCATTACTGGGGTAGGTGGTGAGACAACTATTATCGGTGAGCAACAAGATGACCTAGATGGTGACTTTATTAACCTAAACCCAAGTGAGGCCAGTGAAGATGAATTACTTTAGTAGAGAAGAGTTTGACTGTCAGGAAACAGGTGAGAATGAAATGTCCACTGAGTTTCTAAACATGCTTGATATTCTAAGGGAGAACGCAGGTTTTCCTTTTGTTATTACTTCTGGCTATCGTTCACCTAACCACAGTATTGAAGCTAAAAAAGAAAAAGCAGGCACTCATGCACAAGGTATAGCTGCTGACATTAAAGTTAATAGTGGTGCGGAGCGTATGATTATTATAAAAGAAGCTTTAAAGTTGGGGTTTACTGGCATTGGCGTAGCTAAAACTTTTGTTCATGTAGATATTAGAAAAACTACACCAGTTGTTTGGACTTACTAATTGTCTACAGACCTAAACATTAAACTGTTACCGTGGCAACAAAGTGTCTGGGACAGTAAGGCTAGATTTAAAGTAGTAGCAGCAGGACGAAGAACGGGTAAGTCTCGTTTAGCTGCATACCTACTAATCTTTTACGGCCTACAGGTTAAGGCTGGTCATGTGTTTTACGTAGCACCTACACAAGGACAGGCCAGAGACATTATGTGGCAAGCATTACTTGAGGTAGGACACCCAGTAATCAAAAGCAGCCACATTAATAACCTACAGATTACACTTCTCAATGGTGCAACCATATCATTGAAGGGTGCAGACAGACCAGAGACTATGCGTGGTGTGTCATTAAAGTATCTAGTAATGGACGAGTACGCGGATATGAAGCCCGAAGTTTGGGAACAAATCCTAAGACCTGCTCTTGCTGACCAAAAAGGTGGTGCTTTGTTTATTGGTACACCTATGGGGCGCAACCACTTCTACGAACTGTATACCTATGCAGGTTTGGAAGAAGATGAAACATACGAAGCATGGCATTTTACTTCATACGATAATCCGTTACTAGACCCAGCAGAAATAGATGTAGCTAAAAAGTCTATGTCTAGCTATGCATTTAGACAAGAGTTTATGGCTTCCTTTGAAGCACAAGGCTCAGATATTTTTAAAGAAGAGTGGGTTAAAGTTAGTAAGGAAGAGCCTGATATGGGCAACTACTATCTAGCTATTGATATGGCTGGCTTTGAAGATGCTAATAAGAGAAAGAAAAAGAGCAGGCTTGATAATACATCAATAGCCTGTGTAAAAGTAAATGAACATGGTTGGTTTGTAGATAACATTATCTATGGCCGTTGGACATTTGAGGAAACAGCAAGAAAGATATTTGAAGCAGTAGACCACTATCAACCTGCTGCGGTAGGTATTGAGAAAGGTATAGCGAAGCAGGCAATCATGTCACCACTAACCGATATGATGAAACAACGACAAAAGTTTTTTCGTATAGAAGAACTAACACACGGCAACAAGAAAAAGACTGACCGTATTGTAGCTGCTTTACAAGGTCGTTTTGAACACGGAGCTATTACTATTAACGAAGGTGAATGGAACGCTGAGTTTTTAGATGAGCTATTCCAATTTCCTAACCCACAAGTACATGATGACTTAATTGATTCATTAGCTTACATAGACCAACTAGCAAATGTTTCATACTACTATGACTACGAAGAAGACACCTTTGACGTACTAGACCCAATAGCAGGATACTAATTTTATGAATCAAGACGATGATATGATACACGGCCAGACTTTAGAGTCTTGGGTAATTAACAAGTGTGACCAGTGGCGTGACCACTATGAGAGCAACTACGCGGAGATACATGATGAGTACTATCGTATCTGGCGTGGTATCTGGGACAGGTCAGACACTATGCGTGACTCTGAGCGTTCTCGCCTTATCTCTCCTGCTACGCAGCAAGCGGTAGAAAGTTCCGTTGCAGAGATTGAAGAAGCTACATTTGGTCGTGGTAAATTCTTTGATATTAAAGATGACTTACAAGACCCAAACCCACGAGACATTGGTTTCCTACGTAATCAACTAGAAGAAGACATGCACTTTGCTAAGACTCGTTCTTCGGTAGCTGAGTGTCTTATCAATGCTGCTGTATTCGGTACAGGCATTGCAGAGTTGGTATTAGAAGAAGTAAAAGAGTTTGTCCCTGCAACGGAAGACAACGAAGAAATGGGCATGAAGGCATTTGGCGTGTATGAAAAAGACCGCTTCCTAGTTAAGCTAGACCCAATCATGCCTCAGAACTTCTTGATTGACCCACTAGCTACTAACATTGATGATGCACTAGGTGTAGCTATTGATAAGATGGTTCCGTACCATCAAGTTAAGCAAGGTATTGACTCTGGCATATACTTGGACGTAGACGTAGAGAAGGACGTATACGACCCGGAACTAGAAGATGCTAGTAAAATTACTACGTTGTTTACTGACGATATGGTACGCCTAACTAAGTATTACGGCCTAGTACCTACAGAATTGCTAAGCAATGTATCTGACGATGATGAAGTTGAAGACATTATCCCAGTGGACAAAGACCAAAGCTACACTGAAGTAATTATAGTTATTGCTAATGGTTCTACAATCCTAAAGGTTGAAAACAATCCTTACATGAAAAAAGACCGACCAGTGGTTGCTTTCTCTTGGGACTTAGTACCATTTAAATTCTGGGGTCGTGGCATCTGTGAAAAAGCGTATAACAGCCAGAAAGCATTAGACACTGAGCTACGCGCACGTATTGATGCTTTAGCTCTTACAGTCCACCCTATGATGGCTGTAGACGCATCTCGTATGCCTCGTGGTGCTAAGTTAGATATTAGGCCGGGAAAAACTATTTTAACTAATGGTTCACCTGCTGAAATCTTACAACCATTTAAGTTCGGCCAATTAGACCAAGTATCGTTTGCCCAAGCAAGTCAGCTACAACAAATGGTGCAGCAAGCTACTGGAGCTATTGATAGTGCTGGTATTCCTGCATCAATCAATGGTGAAGGCACAGCAGCAGGTACGTCAATGGCTCTAGGTGCAATCATCAAACGCCATAAGCGTACATTGATTAACTTCCAAGAGAACTTCCTAATACCTTTCGTAGAGAAGGCAGCGTGTCGTTACATGCAGTTTTCACCTGACTTGTACCCTATCAAAGATTACAAGTTTGTAGCTTCTAGTTCGTTAGGTATTGTTGCTCGTGAGTACGAAGTAACACAGCTAGTACAACTACTACAAACTATGTCTCCTGAGTCACCAATGTACCCAATGCTAATTGAATCCATTGTGGATAACATGGGCTTGGCTAACCGTGAGCAGATTATTGAGCAGCTACGTCAAGCTAATCAGCCTAACCCTGAACAACAGCAAGCCGCACAAATGGCACAGCAATTACAGATGGCTACGGCTCAGGCTCAATTAGAACAGATGCAAGCTATGACAGCAGAGATTGTATCTCGTGTACAACAAAATCAAGTTGAAACTCAGCTACTACCTGTTGAGGAAGAAACTAGACGTATATCTGCTATGGCTAAAAATATGCCGCTTGATGAGTTTAAACAACTTATTGAAGTAGCTAAGTTAGAGCTAAAGGAAAAAGAAATTAGTAGTCGAGAAGAGATTGTCAAGCTTCAAATGGCAAATCAAAAATAAAATCCTTGACAAGCCATGAACAATATGGTATAATATATTAAGTATATAAATTTAACTAACTTCACCATACAGGAGAATGAATGTTAGAACCAGAGGTAGAACAATACTACAACACTTATTTTGAATTGTTTATGCAGGAGGGTTGGGAACAGTTTATGGCTGATGTCCAACAAGCCGTAGATACAATTCAGATACTCGCAATCCAAGATGCCAAAGAGTTACATCTAGCACAAGGCCAACTGCAAGTATTTCAAAGACTCCTTACATGGCAGGACTCCATAACTAATACTTATGAAGCTGCCTTAGAGGAAGCAAATTACACAGAGGAGTCAGATGCGTAGGCTATTTGACTTCAAGTGTATAAACAACCACGTAACAGAACATTTCACTGAATCCGACCAAAGACAAGTGTTATGTTCTGAATGTGGTCACACAGCAACGCGGATAATTTCTGGTACTTCTTTTAAGTTAGACCAAACCTTTGCAGGTGAGTCTATCAAATGGGCAAGAAGACACGAGAAAGCCGCTAAACAATAATTCCACAATACTTTTATAAGTACGGAGAAATCATTAAATGGCTAAGGTAATAGACCCCCTTGATAACCAAGAACTAAATTTACAAGAAGACGAAGAACTTGTCAACCTTTTCGGCGAACAAGAACCACAACAACAAGAAGAACAAGAAGCTGCTCAAGTAGAGACAACAGCTACACAAGAACCTGAAAGTACTGTCCCTGATAAATATCAAGGTAAGTCCATTGAGGAGATTGTGCAGATGCACCAAGAGGCTGAAAAGCTGGTTGGTCGTCAGAGTTCTGAAGTTGGTGAGCTTCGTAAAATTGTAGATGACTTTATCAAGACAAAGGCAGAAGAAACCAAGCAAGAAATAAGTCCCAACAACTCAATGGACGATGAAGTAGATTTCTTTGACAATCCAAAGGAAGCTGTCGCTAGAGCAGTTGCTGGTAGTACTGAGATGAAACAGATGCAAGAGCTACTTGCTGCACAAAAACAGCAAGAAGTCTTAGGCAAAATTTCAGCTAAACACCCGGACTACATGGAGGTTATTCAAGACCCTGCATTTGGTGAATGGGTTAAAGGTTCTACCGTACGTGTTGAGCTATTACAACGAGCTGACAATTATGATTTTAATGCAGCAGACGAACTATTAACAGTTTGGTCTGAGCGCAAAGAAGTTGTAGAAAAAGTTAAGGGAGTAAATGAGCAAGACCGTAAGCAACAGCGTAAAGCTGCAACAACTGGAGGCAAAGGTTCAGGAGAACCAATCTCTCGTAAAATCTATAAACGTTCGGATATAGTCCAACTAATGATAAGTGACCCAGAACGCTATAAAGCTAATGTCGATGAATTTGACAGAGCTTATAGAGAAGGTCGCGTTAAATAATCTTAACTTATAAAGGTATATAAAAATGGCAGGTTTAGGTAATTCAAATCACGTCACACCAACCAATGTGGACGCTTTTGTCCCAGAGATTTGGTCAGACGAAATCGCAGCAGCTTACAAGTCTAATCTTGTAATTGCTAACTTAGTAAAGAAAATGAGTCATGTTGGCAAGAAAGGTGATACACTTCACATTCCTAAGC